CTCTTACTAATCTTATCGGACAGGTCATCAAGAACCGAGCCGAGGAGAAGAACGCGATACACAACGCTAAAATGGAAGTCATCAAGAACACAGCGTCTTGGGAACAACTCATGGCGTCTGCTAGTGCTACCTCGTGGAAAGACGAGTGGTTTACTCTGCTCCTGTCAGCACCTGTGGTTGCACTCATGTGGGGCATCAGCATGAACGACGTAGAGATACTGGATCGCATTGGCATTGCCTTTGGCGAACTGAATATGCTCCCAGACTGGTATCAGTACCTGTTGTTTATGGCTGTGTCTGCATCATTTGGCATCCGTGGTGCTGATAAGTTGCTTGCGCTTAAAGGGAAGAAAGACTGATGGATGAAGATTTAGACATTTTTCTTGACACTACTGCTTATACTACGGGTTTAGAAGAAGACGTAGAAGTAGAAGCTGAAGAACGTCTTTACGACTATACTAATCAGCGAGAAACCGGCGATGCTTCTAATTTGTACTGGGGAAACTTTAGTAAAAAAGTTACTGAGTCTGAATTAAGGGCGTTATTTAACGCAAAAGATAACGGACAGCTTAGAGCTGCTTTTGGAGACTTTGATAACTATTTAGCTTACATGAACGAGCGTCAAAATTTAATTGACTCTGGTGAATTAAAGGCTGATTGGTGGAACACAGAACAGGCGTTGATTACTCCTGATGAAGTTGCCGCTGGCGGTGACATGGGAGATAAAGCGTTTGAAGAATTTATAATAGGTAGAGGTGTTACGGCAGCTACTGGGGCGTATCAAGACCAGTCAGGTTTATTACTAAGTTTATACCAGCAGTACACAGGCAAAGATGGTAATTATCATTTTAACAATGATGGCGATAAGTTTGAATGGAATGGCACATCGTATGTTAAAACGAGTAAAGTAGATGACCACAACTACGGTAAGATGGTTCCTTACCTCATTGCTGCTGGTTTATCAGGCGCTGCTGCAAGCGCTATTGTAAATTCTTTAGGGATTACTAGTGGTTTTTTAGGGGGAGCTACTAAAGGAGCTATTGGAAGTGCTATTAGTCAAGGAATAACAACAGGAAGTTTAGATCCCTCTGCTATTTTTCAGTCTGCTGTTTTAGGCGGCGTAGGTGGTTTTTTTGAAGACTTAACTACCGGCGATTTAGGCATTATTGAAAACGCTGATGGCACTATAAGTTACACCATCAACGGCGAAGTAATGGGAGCAGCACAAAATTTTGTTGATACTAAAATACAACAACTTAGTGATTTATTAGGTATTGACTATAACGGAGCTGCTGGTATTGTAGAGGGTGTTGTTAAGGGAACAATTACTGGAGAAGATTTAGAAGGAATTGCAATCAACGCTACCGCTGGCTGGAGTAAAGCTAAAATAGATAGCTGGTTAAACGACACTCTTGGCCCTCAAGGTGTTGACATAGACAATTTCTTTAGAGAAGGCACTACTAACATTTCAACAGAGGCTTTGCAAGGACTTGCCGGACGTTTTGTAGATACTTTAGTTGATGGCGGTTTGTCTAACAAAGACGCCTTGCTTACAATATATGATTATTTTGAAGACGGAGGATCTTTAGATTTTATACTTCCGGGTCTTTTAGACTTAGACGTAGATATTGATTGGGGCGAAGGTTTTGACGTATGTGCTACTATGCCTAAATTGTGCAACTGGGACTTTGATATTGAATGTCCAAAGTGGTTAAAAGATAAAGATGGAAAATGTTTAAATGTTGATATTGAAGTACCTGAGATTAATTGTCCGGAAGGCAAAGAATATAACACTGAACTAGGAAAGTGCGTAGATATTGATATTTTTGAAATTAATTGTCCGGAAGGCAAAGAATATAACACTGAACTAGGAAAGTGCGTAGATATTGATATTTTTGAAATTAATTGTCCTGAAGGTAAAGAGTATAACACTGAACTAGGAAAGTGCGTAGATATTGAGATTCCTGAGATTAATTGTCCTGAAGGTAAAGAGTATAACACTGAACTAGGAAAGTGCGTAGATATTGAGATTCCTGAGATTAATTGTCCTGAAGGTAAAGAGTATAACACCGAACTAAGAAAGTGTGTTGATATTGAGATTCCTGAGATTAATTGTCCTGAAGGTAAAGAATATAATACCGAACTAAGAAAGTGTGTTGATATTGATATTTTTAAGGTGCCTGAAATTAATTGTCCAGAAGGCAAAGAATATAACACTGAACTAGGAAAGTGTGTAGATATTGATATTGATATACCAAAAATATCTTGTGGTCCGGGAGAGTTTTTTGATGAACTAACAGGCGATTGCGAAAAACTCGATTTACCTGATATAGAAATAGATACACCTGACGTAAACATACCTGACGTAGATGTAGATTTGCCAGATATTGATTTACCGGACATTGATCTTCCTGAAGTTTCTGTTCCGTCTGCGCCTAGTATGCCTCAAACAATGTTTGAAGGAATGACTCCGTTTGGAATTAACTATACAAGAACCGAACCTTTAGCTATTGCGGGAACAGAAACTGAGGTAGATTATTCTCAAGAATTAAATAACTTAATTTTTAGACAGGTACAAAAAAGGATGTTTACGTAATGAGTTACGAATCTGACATAGAATCAGGCAGGTTTGTCCCAAGCCAAAAGGCGCTTGAGGCAGACGCGTTTATCGCCAGCACAAGCCCTGAGACACATCCTGATAAGTACACCTTTTTAGGTACTATGGGCTGGGTCTACACAGGTCCAGAGCGTTTTGATACATCTCTGACCGAACACACTGGATGGGTAAACAGAAACCTAGGAGCCAGTGGGTTTGGAGGGTCTTTTACAGACATTTACGATGACCCTGCCGAAGACGACACACCGGATGATTCAGACGAAACAGACCCACGACCCGTCTGCAACGAAGTTGGGGCAAGTAATTTTGGTGAAGTAGGCGAGTGTTTAAACGAGTTCGGGGATCCTTTTGGCACAGTTTACGCTGGGCCTGATCCTTCTCCTGCTGCCCCTGCAGACGGAACAACAACAGATGCTCCTCCTTTTGTAAACATAGGCTCTACTATGGGTGGTGCGTTTACAGGCATGGCACCTAGAGGTTTAAGTTACAGCAGACAAGAAGCGCCTTCTATGATTTCTTCTGCTCCAAAAGTAGACTACATAAAACTATTAAGAGGGTTTTTAACTGAAAGTTTGTTTAAGGATTACATATGACATATTTGAATCTGGTAAACAATGTCCTTAGACGATTACGAGAGGACGAAGTATCTAGCGTAAACGACAACACCTACAGTAAAATGGTGGGTGACTTTGTTAATGACGCAAAGAAGTTTGTAGAGTCTGCTTGGGACTGGTCAGCGTTGCGTACTACGTTGACTATCACGACCACTGCTGACATATTTAACTATGTACTCACAGGGTCACAAAACAAGATCAAAGCACTAGATGTAATTAACGATACGTCTAACATCTTTATGCAGTACAACACGCAGCACTGGTTCAACGATAAGTACCTGAACCAAGACCCAGTATCAGGCGCACCTGAGTACTACACGTACAACGGCGTGGACTCTAGTGGTGACACACAGATTGACATTTATCCCAAGCCTGACGGTGTGTACAACCTGCGTTTTAACTGTGTTCTGCGTAACGATGATTTGAGTGCTGACACAGACACGCTGTTGATTCCTAGTCAACCTGTGATTCACATGGCAGTGGCTCTTCTGGCGCGTGAGCGTGGTGAAACAGGCGGTACATCAGCACCTGAGTACTTTGGTATTGCTGATAAGTTTCTGTCTGACGCGATTGCTCTGGACGCACAGAAGCACCCTGAAGAAGTTATCTGGTACACACCGTAGGAGATTAGTGCATGGCACAGCCACTACAAAGCATTAACCTAGTCGCTCCTGCGTTCAAGGGTGTCAATACAGAAGACTCCCCGATTGCACAGGATCCGTCTTACGCTGACGTTGCAGACAACGCTGTGATCGACAAGCGTGGACGTATTGCTGCACGTAAGGGCGTTGAGGTAATTACGACTGACAAGACTGAGTTGGGTACTGATTACGTACACAAGATTCACTACTTCTACGATGACGCAGGTAACGAGGTAGTCTTTACTGCAGGCAACAACAAGATAATGACAGGGACAACTACCCTGACTGACGTAACTCCTGCGGCGTACACGATTACAGCTAACAACTGGAAGATTGTAAACTTTAACGACAAGGCTTACTTTTTCCAGCGTGGGTACGATCCTCTGGTGTACGACAACGCCACAGGACTGCGTACGTTTACTGTAGCTAACGGCACAGCTACTGCAGCAACCCTGAAGTGTCACGAGGCTATCGGTGCCTACGGACGCCTGTGGGTTGTGGACAACGCAACAGACACTCAGACAATCTACTGGTCTGATCTGTTGACAGGCACAGACTTCACTGGCGGCTCCAGTGGTTCTATAGATGTATCTAAGGCGTGGCCTGATGGATACGACGAAGTTAGGGCGTTAGCAGCACATAACAACGCTCTGATTATATTTGGTAAGCACAGCATCCTTGTGTACGGTAACGCTTCTAGTCCAGCTAGTATGACTCTGGTTGACACCGTTGCTGGCGTTGGGTGCATCTGTAGAAACTCTGTACAGCACACAGGTACAGATGTGTTGTTTATGTCTAACTCAGGGCTACGCAGCTTTGGCAGAACGATTCAAGAAAAGTCACTGCCTCTGTCTGACCTGAGTCTAAATGTGAAGACTGAAATTATTAGTCTGGTAGAAAACAGAACACTACCTACGGCTTCTGTGTACAGCCCTGAGAACTCTTTTTACTTAATTGCTTTCCCAGATCAATCGACAGTGTACTGCTTTGATCTTAAGGGTAAGCTGGAGAACGGAGCGTACAGGGTCACACGGTGGACTTCTGTACCTCACAAGTCCTTTGAAAGAGACGTAGACGGTACACTGTACATTGGTACATCTGATGGCGTGGGTACGTACTCAGGTTATTCAGACAACACAACAGCGTACCGCTTTAGGTACTTTAGCCCCGGTTTAACCTTTGGTGATCCTGCCAAGATTAAGCTGCTTAAAAAGTTACGGCCTACTCTGGTCGGAGCCAGTGGTACTACAGTGTTTATTAAGTGGGCTTACGATTTAGACACTGACTTTAAAACTTACGAATTTACCGTAGGAAACCAGACACCTGCTTTTTTTGGTGTTGACGAATTTGGTATCGGTGAGTTTACAGGTGGAGAACTAACAACTAGAAACCCTGTGCAAGCCACAGGCAACGGCAGCATTATTACAATAGGTTTAGAGGCTGACATTAACGGGTCTGCCCTGTCTCTCCAAGAAATTAACGTATTAGCACTAATGGGTAAAACGGTATGAGTAATTATACAAAAACTACAAACTTTACCGCTAAAGACAGTTTGCCTTCTGGAGACAGCGGTAAGAT